ACTTCAACAGGAACAGGTGCTGATATTATTCAATATAGACATAAGGATGGTAAGTTTGAAATAGATGAGAAAGGACTAGGGTTTGATATGCCTAACAAGGAGTTCCAAAAACTGGTCGAACAGGCTATAATGGAGGTAGGACTTGAAGATGATATACATATAGGTTTCTACAGGTCAGATGGTAAATTAGTTGAAAATAATTGGAAGGAGCAACCAAATGGGGAAGGTTACGAAGGGAACACTACCACCAAATCACAGAGTCTTTACAGGCAACTGGTCGATAAGTACAGTCAAGAAGCCGAAACAATCAGGCAAGAATTTGGAGACAAATACGGATGGGGAGAAGTCCAAAACAGTCAAATAACTGAGGGTCTACTCAAGACAACAGTCAAAAAACCTCCTAACCATCTATTAGAATAGAATATACTAATACAAAATCAAGGAGGATATATGTCAGCATTTGAACAAAAAATCGCAAAATTAAAGGAATTGGGAATTGATACCCCTCAAGGAATTTTAAGTCTTATAGAATCAGGAGTAGGAGAAAGAGGACTAGATACTGCGGCTGAACGTGATTACTTAGAAGGTATTCTTAGTCAAATACCAAAGCCTAATCTACAGGCATTAGGGAAATTGGGAACAGATGTAAATATAGAAGAATTTTATCAACCTTACACAAATCAATTTCCCGAAGGCTCTGAACGGATGTTCAATGAACAGTATGATAGTTGGAGTCCTTCCGATTTACCAAATCAAATGGATAGTGGGTTAGAGGGTACACAGAACTTAGGCTTACCTAATGGATTACAAACTCCTGCTGAACGTGATTCCTTACAAACTGCCTCATATACACCCGGTTATACTAGCGATGGGTACAACACGAACTGGGGAGGTGGGAAATACAATTATAAGAAAAATGTCTATGATGTGCAGACAATAGATATGCTGATAAATCAGGGAGCAATCAACCCAAAAGTAGACCAAATAACACCTCGACCCGATATAGGTGAGGATGCGTACCACGTCAAACTAGCATCGACTGACAACTCATTCTACAATAAGTCTTTGGGAGCATTTTTTCCTTACAATAAGGAGAGTGGATTCACAGGTGGAAGAACAGGAGATGATACATTCAATCAGAACCCATACAAGAATACTAGCAACCCATACTCAGGTTTAAGTTATCCTTGGCAGACTCCAATTCCACTTGACTTCAACAATTACAGTTAGGATACTAATATGGCACTAACTAATTTCACAGGACTCAAGGCGAGTATCGCTGACTTCCTCAACAGGGACGATTTAACGACAGTCATACCTGATTTCATATCCTTGGCAGAGGCACAAATCAACAGAGATGTACGTCATTGGAAGATGGAGGCACGTTCAAGTGGTCAACAGACAGGTGGTGACGAGTACATGCAAATACCTGCTGATTGGGTAGAGACGATAAGACTACACCTTACTGGGAGTGGTACGTCAGTAATCAATCTCATATCAAGAGATGCAATGGCAGATAAACGTCAAGGAGACGAAGACGTAAGTGGTACACCAATATATTACACACATGCAGATAGTCAATTTCAGTTATATCCGACACCATCTGCTGATACAGATTTTGAATTACTTTACTATCAGAAGATACCTTCTCTGATTAGTAATGTAGATAACTGGCTTTTATTAGATTCGCCTGATGTATACCTCTACGGAGCACTTCTACATTCAGCACCCTATCTAGCAGAAGACGAGAGGGTAGCAATTTGGGCACAGATGTATAGTGCGGCAGTTGCTAGATTAAATGAAGCCTCAGAGTCAGCAAGATATAGTGGCTCAGGGTTGAAACTTAAAATAAGAGGATTAGGCTAATGTCATTTACTAATTTTTTAGAAACAGAAATACTAGACCATGTATTTGCAGGAGCGGCTTATTCAGCACCCGGCACTCACTATCTAGCATTATTTACTGCCATCTCAGATGGTGAAGCAGGTTCAGTAACGGAATTGTCAGGTAGTGCTTATGCAAGACAATCAGTTGCATTTACAACTTCAGGTAACACAACGTCAAACAATGCGGCAGTAGAATTTCCAACTGCTTCAGGTTCTTGGGGTACAGTTACTCATGTTGGTGTATACGATGCTTCTACATCAGGCAATTTAATGGCTTATGCGACTTTATCGTCAAGTAAGGCAATTGATACTGGTGATGTATTTCGTGTTCCATCAGGTGATTTAGATATAACACTTAACTAAAACGAGCCAGTTAAATGGCTTTTGAATATAGCGAATCGGTCTATGGTGTAAGAACCTATGGTTCGAGTGTTGGTGAGGTAATAAATGCTTCAGCAACAGTAACAGCCACATCGAGTATTGCCAATGTAAACTGGGTAATAGCGATAGGTGCTGAGGCTTCGCTGACTGCGACATCTACCACTACTTGTAGTGGTGAAGTTGTAATTCTTGAAGAAACAGATGTTCACTCTTATGGTTCAGGTCTATACGGAGCAAACGAATATACCCAAGGTGATTTACAAACCATAATATCAGCGACATCTTCGATTGCTAATGTTAATTACATTAGAGTACGAAATGCTGTTGGTATCGTTGCCGCAGAATCTGCCACAGTTACGGTAGGTGGTTTTACTGCAAATGCAAGTGGCACAATTACAGTTACGAGTGCTACTACTTGTAGTGGTCAAAAGGTTGGGGAAAGAAGTGCATCACTTACTTCTACTTCAGGTGTAACAAGTAATGCTACAGCAACATATAATGATGCTATAACAATAACTGCGACATCTAGTACCACAGCAAGTGCAAGTGGGTTCTTCTTAGAAAGTTCTGACAAGATGGTTTATGGTCATGGACTGTATGGTATGGAGGTGTTTGACCAAGCAGACCTTCAAACCATTGTCTCTGCGACATCAGTTGGTACAACTTGTACAGGTTCAAAAGTCAATCTCGCATCTGCTACTGTAAGTGTTGTTGCTTCAATTTCAGCAAGTGGTAGAAGAGTACCTGAAGGTTCTGCTTTAGTTAATGGAACATCGACAACTACAGCAACATCAACAGGTAATGGTTCTAGGGTAAGAACGAGTGGTGCGACAGCAACACCTACAGCGACAATCGTTCAAGTTGCAACTAGAGTAAGAGAGAGTTCTGCAACTCCTAGTGCCGCAAGTACAATCACCTCAAATGCTGTAACAGTAAAAGCGGTAGACGCTACGCTTACAGCAACATCAACCATAGCCGCAGTATGTAACAGAGTCAGGTTTGGTTCAGGTGTTCCAACAGCAGTTGCGAGTATAACTGTCTTAGGATTCGCTACGAGAGGTGGTATTGCATCGTGTACTCCGTCTGCTTCATTAGTTGCAGACTCAGAGAAAATTTGGCAAGGTAGTACAACTGCAAGTCCTGAATCATCATTTACAGCAACTTGTAATAGGGTACAGAATGCTTCAAGTATAGTTAGTGTAACATCAGGAACTGCTACAATAGGTAGAGAGAAGTGGGAGATTATTTCATATATATCAGACCCAGATTTTTGGACACAAATAGCGGCATAATATTATGTTAATACCTTTAAAATTACCACCGGGCATACATAGAAACGGAACAGATTTCGAGTCTTCCAATAGATGGCGAGATGCAAGTCTTGTCAGATGGCATGATGGTTCATTAAGACCAGTTGGAGGATGGACAGAAAGAAAAACAAGTGCCTTTGCAGACGCTCCTAGAGCCATGATTTCTTGGTATGACAATTCAAGTGATGCCTATTTAGCAGGTGGTACATACAATAAATTGTTATATATCAATCCTTCACACACAGTTTATGACATTACTCCGGTAGGTCTGACATCAGGTGACTTAGATGGTCTATTGAATCTTGGTTATGGTGGTGGGTTCTATGGGCATGATGCGTATGGTAGAGCACCAACAAGTTCAGGTATCTATCACGAAGCAACAACATGGGCATTAGACACTTGGGGAGAGTACCTTCTAGCATGTTCGTCTAAGGATGGAGAGATTTACGAATGGCAACTCAATACTGGTGTGGTTGCACAAGCAGTTGCTAACGCACCAGTAGACAATAAATCACTAGTAGTGACTGAAGAGAGATTTGTATTTGCCCTCGGAGCAGGTGGTAATCCAAGAAAGATTCAATGGTGTGACAAGGAAGCAAATACAGTTTGGACACCTTTAGCGACAAACGAAGCAGGTGATTTTGAGTTACAGACAACTGGACAGATTATGTGTGGATTAAGAATGAGAGGTCGTACACTTATCCTGACAGATAATGATGCTCACATGGCTGTCTATTCAGGTGCACCATTCGTGTATGGATTCGAGAGAGTCGGTACAGCATGTGGTGTATCATCGAGAAAAGGTGCAGTCGCTATTGATGAGGGTGCATTTTGGATGGGTAAGAGAGGATTCTTCACCTTTGATGGTTCTATTGCCAAGGAATTAGCGTGTGAAGCATCGGATTATGTGTTCAATGACATCAATGAGTCACAAATAAGCAAGGTCTACGCAGTCCATAATTCACAACATAGCGAGATATGGTGGTTCTATCCTAGTGAGGGTAATCTTGAAAACGACAAATATGTAGCACTAGATTACAAAGAAGGACATTGGAATGTTGGTGATATAGACAGAACAGCAGGTGTTGACTTAGGAGTATTTAATAACCCTATTTGGTGCGATGCAGATGGTGATTTATACAACCACGAGACAGGATTCATTCATGGTTCGGTTGAACCTTATGCAGAGAGTGGGGCAATTAGTCTCGGAAATGGTGACCAAATTATGCGAGTGACCAACCTAATTCCTGACGAAGCGACACAAGGACAGGTAAATGTGACGTTCAAAACTAGATTCTATCCAAATTCAGCCGAGACAACCCATGGTGCTTATACTCTGTCTAATCCTACAGACGTGAGATTCTCAGGTAGACAAGTAAGAATTAAGATTCAGGGTGTAGGAAATGAAGATTGGAGGTCAGGAATCATGCGAATAGAAGCGACACCGGGTGGTAGACGATGAGTATTGCAACTCCACCACCACCATTAGGCGATAACTGGAAGACGTGGGGTGAACGTGTGAACGCATTTTTTATGAATACGAGAAGTAAATTACAACACAAGGACGCTGACTCCAAGGCAACTGAAGATGGAATTTTGATGTGGGATGCAACCCAAGACACAGTAGTAGTATCAAAAAATGGTGCTTGGGTAAGGATAGAATTAGACCCATGAATATGAAAAAAACAGGTACAGAATTATTAAGATGTAGGAAGTGGATACAGTCTGCACTAGACAAAGGTGGAGATACTCACGACTTCAAAGACATTGTAGATGGTGTCATTAGTGGTCACATGCAACTGTGGAGTGGTGCAAACGGATGTGCAGTAACTGAGATAATAGTGTATCCTAATAAGAAAATTTTGCATGTCTTTCTTGCAGGTGGTACTCAAGGGCATGGAATTGACCAAATAACGGACATGCATGATAGTGCTGTAACCTTCGCCAAAGAAAATGGTTGCGAAGGAATGAGTGTAAGTGGCAGAGCAGGTTGGAAGAAGATTCTAGCCACAAGGGGATGGAAACAGAAATTCGTAACATTAGCAAAGGAGTTTTAACATGAGTAGCGGTGGAGGAAAGGGAGGCAAAAAAACACAGGAAACTACGATACCAAGTTGGATTCGAGACCCTGCAATTAGAAACTTACAGAGAGCAGAGGCAGTACAACAGTTGCCTTACATGCCCTACTATGGGCCGGAAGTTGCGGCTTTCACACCTGCTCAGAATGCGGCTTTCGATGCCAACATAGGAGCAGGAGAGGCATTTGGACTTCTAGCACCAAACACATTAACAGCAACGAGTGGTATGCCTACTCCTGAAGAATTTGCAGGTGGCTTCAAAGGATACAGTTCTCAGGGTCTATACGACCAAGCATTGGCTGAACTGAAAGCAAAACAACCGGGTGCTGTAGCACAATACAATGCACTCTTCGGTAATGCAGTACCTGCACCTAGTTATCCTAGTAGTGGAGGAGGTCGATTCAGAGGAAGTGCAAATTTTAACCCAAATCCATCAAGAAAACCTCAACTACATTATTTGGATAGTGGTTTGGATGACTTAAATAACATGAACTTTGGAGTTGACCCAATACAAGTAAGAAATCAAGCAAAACAAAGGGCAAACGCAAAGCCAATTCCTTGGTCACAACCAAATAAAGGAAAAAAAGTGAAGGTAACAGGAAAAGGCTTTGGTCTTATATAACAGGAGATAATTATGGCAGGACAAGCACAAGTACCCGGAGGTCAAACAACACCACCAAACATTAATAGCCTAGCCGCACAGGG